CCACCAAATTCCATTATGGTCAACATAGATTGAGGTACACCATAACAAGCCATTACAGCTTTAAGTGCTCTAGCAGTACCTTTATGTTTTAATAGATATGGTAAGTTATTTAATATTCTTCGCCATACTTCATAGTTTGCATCTTGCAAGCTTCTTCCATATTTTGGTAAACCATCTTGAGTTGTACCAAACATATATTCCCAAAGTAATTGAGAGTTAAATGCTCGTTTTTCAGTCCAACCCATTGAGTTTAACATAGAACTAACTAACTCATCTGGTATCCCAAGCTCCTCTTTATGTTCTACTTTTTTTGCTTTTTTTATTCCATTTATATAGACCCATAAAATATCAAAATGCTGGCCAATCATATCTAAGAATAAAATAAAATCAGCGTTATCGTAATCTTCAGTTATATAAGCTGGAAGATTATTACGCATTGCATATGAATTATATTTATCAAATTCTTCAGAATCATTTAAAGCTGTATCATACCAACTAGCAACCAATGGATTTGTTATAGGTCTTAATACTCTGTATGTTATAAGTGTTGTTGGATTAAAATAATCTTCTTTTGGATATGCTAATACATTTTCTGATTTAAATAAGAATTTTTCAAATCCATCAAATGTTTTTATTAAATTACTTATTTTTTCAGCAATTCCATTTGCTTCAATCAATGCATATGGGGCTGGGATTACTTGTGGTACTTCAAATTGTAATTGTAAGATTGGGTCTATTTGCTCACCAATTAATATTTCATCACCTTGAATTTCAGGAGTACCATCACCACCGGTATCTTCAGTCAATAAATAACCAATTGGAAATGTTGTTTGTGTTAAACTCAAATACTTTGATTGGTACTCTTGTAAAATATTTATTTTATAATAAAAGTTTTTTAATCTTTCAGCCGCAGAACCAAAGTGTACAAATTGGTCAAATGTATATGAAGACCCACTTGCATATTGAATGTTTAATTTTTCAGTATCAATATTATTCTGAGACGTTATCTTATTTAAGATATCATTTGATGTAGTAGAACCACTTGCTATTAAATCATCAAATATTTTAAAAGCAGTTCCGTTATCAGGCTCTAATAAAAAATTAGGTCCTTTTAGTGGTGCACAATAGCTTGTATCAACTCCACTAATTGTTATTGTTTCAATTATTGGGTCAGCTTGTAATTTAGAAATCCAAACTTGCTGATTTGGTTGAACCGTTGTTTCTAATGGTTCGTATAATTTTAATATAAGTGAATCATCATCACCTGTCCAAGTTGTAATTACTTTATTATCACCGTCACCAATATGTAATAAGTGAGTTAAGTATTTTGAAGTTTCATCTGCAAAAATAGTTTTATCAAATTGTGCAATAAATCCTTCTGCAATTCTACTAATGGCAACCTCTCTAGGAATAGTTAAATCACCCTTATCAAATTGAATTGTGATTATTTCTTTTTTACCAATTACAGTTTGTCTTCCACTTACATTATATGGAACTAATATTAATTGTAAATTTATTATATCTTGGTCTTCTGAAACATTAGTGCCAGCATTGATTAATAATTGCTTAAAATTAAATTTATGAGTACCATTTTTTGGTAATTGTGCAAAATTAGAATTACTACTACCAGCATAAATTTTAACATAGTCTGTATCTACAGAATCATATGATATATTAAAATCAACATCAGTACCAACATAATCAGGTCCTCTTAATATAGAAGGATATTGTATATTTCTAATATCAGGAACACCAACCCATATATCATCCACAGCTACTAATGTCGTTTCTATAAAGTCACCATCACCAGCCGAATTACGTGGTACTAATTTTATAGAATACTTTCCAATTACATCAAATGCTTTTGATGGTATTATAATAATAGCACTTTGTCCACTAACATCAAATTGATATGTTTTATCTTTTACATATGCTGTTATTCTATTAACACCGCCAACTAAATTTACTCCAATTGGTACTGCCGTATCTGAATTAATATTGTATTGTGTAAAATCTTCTGATACTAATTGTGCTGGGTTTGCAAACGTTATTACAGGTAAAGTAGCTTGTGTTATTGAAAAGTTTTCACTAGTAATACTAATATTTAAATTTCTGTCTGCTCTTATTTCTGTAGATATACTTTCTAAACCAGAAGTTGCTTCTATTGTTTCTGTTACCAATCCCTCACCACTAACTACTATTTTAGTAATTCTGTATAAGTTTATATCCGATGTTTGTATTGAATAAAATAAATCAGATGAAGGAAAATCTTCAAATTCGGTATTACCGCTTGTTAAATTAAATTCTTCATTTGATATATCATCTCCATTTTTTACAATTAAAACAGAATTATTTGGCCCATCAACTGCAATATTTAATTTAATTTTTGTAGGAAGTGGGTCTGTTGGGTTTCTTACTACGTCATTTTGAGCTAATGTAAAATCAATAGATTTGTCTTGAGCATCTACATCATAACTATAATCATTTTGAAGTACATCTCCTACAAACTTTCTTATTCTAAATGTATATGCCGGTGTTGTTGAATAAACACTTTTATAAGTTTCAGGATCGTATCTATATAAATTATTAGTATCGCTTGTATAATTTGGAAGACCCCTAGTACTATAAGCTACTAAACTATCATATGGATTTATATCTAAGGCTACATAGGGTACATAATATTTTGGATTTTCTACAACATCTACTATAAATTTTTCATTTGAAGAATATCCTTCTTTTTTTACAGTAATAGTTTTAGAACCATTAATCAACAAATCACTTAACGATACGGAAAGTCCGTAGCTTGTAGTTTGGTATATTGATGTGTCATTTACATAAATGCTAGCATCAGTATTCGATTTAATGTAAAGTACATTTTTGTTATCAGTATTAGCTACATTTGGAGTATCTACGATTGGTATGAACCCTGCACTACTTCCACCACCACCGCCATATGAAATGCCAGCGCCAGAGCCACCACCTATACCAATCCCCAATTCATTATCGAGATTGTTTAGCTGTTGTGCTTCTCCTACACCAAACCCATTATCAAAAGCGTTTTCGTCTACTGCTCTCATTTTTTAAATTTATATTATGTATATTCTATTCGTTCTCTACCCATACCACCATCTGCCAAATTCTGTCTATCCAATGTATCGTATTCTCGGTAGATGCTGCCTCCTCCTCCGCCGCCTCCTCCACTTGATGGTGGTGTTGGTGGTTCATATGGTGGTTCATCAACAGGCGTTACTATTATTGGTTCAGGTTCTACCGGTAAAACTTTTATTTTTTCAGGTGGTGGGGGTGTGGGAATTTGTTTTTTAATTTCTTCCTCCAACTTTAATTCCTTACTTGTTAATATTGGTTTTATTAATTCTGCTTTTTGAATTATAGGACTTGTTGTATCTATTGTATTATTTGAATCAATTCTTTGTAATACTTTACCAACAATATCAACACTTTCATCTAATCCAGCATCATAAGTAGCTTCCTTTTTAACATCCGGTTTTGATAGATAAAAATCAATACATTGAATTAATATCTTCTTACAAATACTTTCTATTTGATTTACCGATAATTCTATTACTGGTCTTTCCGTTTTTGGTTTACCATATTTAATATTTTTAATATCTGATATTCTATTTGTAAATTCGTAAAATGATGCTTCAACAAATTTTTCAAATACTTTAGTTGAAAATATATCCAAACTAGATATCTTAAATTCCGTATTCATTTTTTCCAACCATTTAGTCGAATATTTTGATTTTAAAAAATTATCAATTACACTTGGGTTTACTTTCTCAATAAAATTAAATGCTAAATTTATAGTATCATCTCTAAATTCACCATTATTTATAAATAAATCAAATCTTTTCTTAAGTTCCGCATTTAACTCCAAACCTCTCTTTAAAGGTAATAATCTTACCTCTGTGCGTGATGGTGATATTTCAGCTATCCATAAACTGTCCGATGGTAGCTCACTACCAACTCTTTTGTTAAGTAATGTTATTTGTGTTTTAAATATACCATTATCATATCCAGCTTCTCTTAAAAGTCTTTCAACATCTATAAAATATTCAGATGGGAATTGATATTTTTTAAGTACAGTTCCTTCAGCTATTAAAAAATAATCTTTAATATTTGCAGTTGTTAATGGAATGTATCTTACCAACTCATCGTTTATTTGAGGTAATTGATTATCATTTAAATCATATACAATAAACTCAATAGCATCCTTTTCGCCAAATCCAAAGAAGGACTCAAGGTTACCTTCTTCAAATATTTTTCTATCATTTGAAGATATTCTATATCCCTGATTATTTAATATTTCCTTAAATGTTTTTATTGCCATGACAACTTATTTCTTTTACTCATTTGCTTATCATATACATAGTAACAATATTGTTTTCCTACACTATGAATAAGTTTACCTATCCAATTATCTTTTGGTAATGTACCCACTACATAAGCCATATGCTCAGTCCAAGGTTTAACCATCATATAAATCCACTTAGTATTTTGTGGTTTAGCTTTCATATACTTAACTACATTTCTAGCCCACATCATATATCCTAATACCAAACGAGGGTCTTTTTCATACATCATCTCACCATAAATTTCATCGGCGTTCCAAATGTGTTGAGGTAAGAAACCTTGATTGTATAATTCGTTACAAATGATTTTCTTCTTTTTAGTAGTTGCATTTGTAAGTTGTTGGTTAGCTGCAATCAATTGTGTTTGGTTAGTATTCAATTGAGTATTTATCTGATTTATAGTTTGGTTAAGATTTATTATCTGATTTTGTGCAGATGTTAATTGTTCATTTAATAATGCGTTCTCTTGTAATAACGAAGTATTTCTTGCACTTAATGAAACTCTTTGAATAGATTCTGCGGTTGCTTTTTGTATTGAGTTTTGTAAACTACCAATACTACTTTCTATTTTTAAATTAGCTTGTTGTGTTTGATTTTGTGATACAGCCAAAAGTAAATCTTTAGAATCCATTTCAACTACAAGACTTTGAGTTACTATTTCTAATTCTTTAACCTTTGATGCTAAATCAAGAGTAACTGTGTTTAGTCTTTCAACTTGCAATGTTAAATCACTTATAAGTTGAGTTGCTTCATTATAAGATGTTAATAAAATTGTTGGTGGTAATACTGGTGCATCCGGAGTAATCAATTCTACTATGTTAGTATCTATTGATTTTATAACTTCAACCTCATTATATTTTGGTTTTGTTAATTTACCAGAAAGAATACCATCAGTCGCAACAGATCCACTAAAGATATGAACACCAAAATCATTTTTAGTTTTGATTGCCAATGAACCACTAACTAAAAGTTCTGATATTTTATCTTCATTTCGTAAACCTGTCTTTATTAATCTCTTTATCATTTCTAATTCTTTGCTATACTAAATGTTATGTTATCATCAAAATATTGAGAGCCTCCATCTTGCTCAATCATAAATTCTATTTTATAAACTCTATCAGCTTCCCAATTTGATAAATTAAGTTTTATATAATTTCCATCAGCATCGCAACTTATTTTAGAATAGTTACCAAATGGAATTATAATATCATTTGATACAAAATCTCTTATTTGATAATATGTAGTTTGTGGTAAATACTTTTGAGTAGTATATTCAAATTGATTTGAGAAAGTTTTTAATGGATATAATTCTCTACCAAATATTCTTATTTTAGCAATACTATTTAGTTTGTATTCTTTTTTCAAATTATTAATACCAATTTTAATATCTTCTGCAGTTAATGCTGTTAATGAACCCGTTACATAAGATTGGTCATCCCAACCTATTCTAATTTTTGGTTGATATATTGTATGAGTCTCTTTACTAAAGAATTTAATTACACCATAATCTTCAGTATTAGATTCTACATCATTTGAATTATCTGTGTTTGCATATTTTAAAATAAACCCATCATTTGGTATAGAACCACTCATCCAAACTCTTAATATAGATTTTACATCCATATTAATATCAGAAGTTTCATAATTAAATGATTGAGAAGCTGCATATTGTGTCCACCAAGTTCCACCCACGCCATTGTTTATACTAGCTGTTGTAAATGAATTAAAATTATTTTGCAACCAATCTAATTTAGTATCACCTTCTCTATAATTCCAAGTTGCACCCTGTGTTGATATATTATCAAAACGAGTACCAGTACCCATTTGCCAGCTTCCAGATAATGCATTTGCATATATTGTATATTCTAATGGAATTTCATTTGTTTCAGTTTCTCTTAAAATTAAAGTAGCATCATTAAATCCAATACTATTATCTGATATTGATTTTGATATATACCCTACATCAAATTTTACCAAAGCATGAGATACATCTTTTATGTTCCCATAATATATTTTACTTATTTCTAAGATTTCATCAAGCCCAGTATTTTGATTGGGTTGTTGAAGATAAAGCGTTGCATCTTTTGATGCTGTTAAAAAATAGTATCCCATTATTTTGCTCTTCCTTTTATGTCCGAATCCGGATATTTAATTTCAAAAATAGATGGGTCTAAAGATGGATATACAATCTTAGCTTTAGTTGCCGCTTCTATATTATATGAATTTGGTGCGTACTTACCTCCACATTTATTTACTATTAATAAATTTGGAACAGATGAAACTCCTTCTATATTTGCTATTAATAATTCAACTTCACTCAGATTTATGGTTTGATTAAATTGCCAATTATCAATCTTAAAATAATCTTTTAGTTCTGAAATACATTTTGCCAATACCTCACTCTTATTATAATTTTGATAAACTGATATTTCAAATTCAATACCTATGTTTATAATAAATCCATCATTAATATTAATACCATCCGTTAATAATCTATACTCATTTAGATATGTCTTTACATTTTCTTTAACACCTCTACTAAGTGGTACTAATCTTCCAAATAAATCATATCCTAACAAATATAAATTAATCGCAAAAGGATTATTTTTTTCATTTTCATTTGAAGTTTTTCCAATTAAATAATTTGTAATATCTTCTTTTATAGATTGTTCAGATGGTTCTTCACTATCAGGCATATTAACAAAATTCATTACCAAATCAGTAAACTCTTGTAAATTGTTTGGAGATGCTAATATAGATGCAGGCGAATTATTATCAATTGTACCATCGGCTACAGCATATGCTTTTGAAACTGCTCCAAATTTTGCAGGCATTGATAATACTCTTACTTGATAATCTTTTGCTGTTACTGCTCTATTTTGAGAACCAAAGTTTGCTAAAGCATTTTGTCTAATTTCTTCAACAGTCTCACCACCTCTACCTCCAGCAGCTGTAACTTCATTATCAATAGCTACAGAGTTTTTAGTAGCGTTATATATTGCTCTCTCTGCATCCGTTAGTGCTTGCGTATCTTCTTCAAACTCTATTTTATTGATTCTAGTCAACTGCCCAGTTGCTACATTTGATTTAACACCACCACCGGTTAAATACTTAACAGTTATTGTTGTTGCGGATGGTGATGTTCCATATGTTTTTGTTTTCAAAAAGTTTGTTGGGTCAAATGATTCTTCTAATCTACTAATAGAATTTGGTAATCCTAATCCTACATTTTTAAGATTTGGAATTAATTGCTCATCGGATGCCGATGAATCACCTGCACCAAATTGGATAACAGTTCTACTTTCCTCATCTATTTTTGCAACAAATCTTCTTGGAGTTTTTATTGTTTTTAAAATGTATGGTACAGTTGTTTTAAATTGATATAAATCAGCATCATTTATTTCTGTATTTGGTACATCTATAAAAACCATTTCTTGTGCTAAATATGGTACTTCATACCATTTATTATTACCACTATCTCTAACATCATAAATTTGAATTACATCAGTTTCATCCAATACTATTTTTTCAAATGGAGAATATGAACTAAACGTAACTGATTTCTCTTTCAACTCACCAGATATTACTTGAACGTATTTTTTAATTAAATAAAAACTAGGCTCTCCCGTTGCAGCATCTCTTTGATAAACACTAATCTCTCTACCATTTTCATCAGAAAAATCAACAGCGTCTGTTGTTCTAAATACAATCCCATCTTTTGTTGAAATTGATTGCAATCCTTCTTTAATTCTTAAAAAATATTTTGAATCAGGTAAATTATTTATTCCAGTTCCAATTGAAGGAACTAATTGATAAACCGATAATGTTGTGATTGCTGGTGATGTTACTTTTGGTTTATATCCTAAATATTGAGATAATGCTAATACACTTTTTATATCTTCGGCATATACCATCAATGATTCTTTTAATGTATCATCAATATAATAAGATAAAGAATCTCCTATATATGATGCCATTTCAATAAACATCATACCAGGCGATGATTCATTAAAGTCAGAATATGTTTTTGGGAAATAGCTTTTTGCAAACTCTACTAGATTATTTCTAAATCCAATAAAATCCTTATCAAGATATTTTATATCTTTTCCTTTATTTTTAAAATTTTTATTTGTTACAGTTATTCCCATTTTTAATTTATTAAGCGGCTATTGTAAAAGATACAGTGTTTAAATCCGGTTGATTTAATAATCCAAATGTAACAGAAACATTAACTAAATTGTTATCTCTATTGTTATTTGTACTTTCTACATCTATTTGTTCTATTGTAACATATGGTAACCATTGTTCTAAAGCTGCTGTTATAGCATCTTCAATTTTACCAGGCAAAGTATCATCATTAAAATCAAAAAGTAATTCCTGCAAACCACTACCAAATTCAGGCTGCATTACCCTTTCACCTTTTTTAGTTAATAATAAATTTTTTACATTTGATTTTATTTGCTCATTAGTTGTAAAGGTTTGATTGAACGCAGTATTACCGATTTGGATTGGTAATGATATACCTATCGCATAATCTTCATACTTTTTAGTATCTTGTACTAATTTTTGTCCTAATACAATTGCCATTACTTCTTAAATCGTTTTACTAATTCTGAATAGTCTCTGTTAAAAGCCTTATCCAATTCAGCTACTCCAGTGTTTACACCCAATCCTGTTGGAGAAGGTCCTTTCGCTAAATCACCATAACCCATTTTTTCAGCTATTGCGCTTTTACCTACAATAGAACCCATATCAGCTTGTCCAAAGTTCATTGTTCTAAATCCACCATCACCTTGTGGTATTCCACCTCTTGTTTCATTTAATATTTGGTTAATAATTGGATTTTTGCTGTATTGCTTTGTTGGTACTGTTTTAGTTTGAACTGATTCTTGAATTGGTTCATCACCTAAAATAGCCTTAGCCATTGAAATACCTTTTGATTGTGGTTTTACTGCTACCTTTGTTTCAGATAGTATTTTTTTCATTTCAGCCTTCACACCTTCCTTAATTAAAGCAGGTAATTGCTCTTTAAGCTCCTCTTTAATAAGAATTTGAATTGCTTCTAATAGTTTACCAGTGTCCATAATATTCTATTCTTTGTTTGTTATGTTTATAAATATTTAAATTAAGTATTTTTGAGATTTAACTCCAAAGGGTAGGGTCTTTTTGTAATTCTTTATAAAATCTATTAACTTCTTTAATTCTTTTATCAGCATTTATTGGTGGATTTGCACCATTTATTCTCCAACCAACCAAATTTATTTGCTTTATAGTCATATCAGTTGCATATTTTGCTATATTATTTGTTTTCCAAAACAAACAAGCAGACTCTGCAGCTCCTTTCGCTCCAGCAACCAAATCAGGATTTGCAACCCAATCCGATTGTGCAATTTTACTAAATTTAGTATAATTACCCCTACCGGTAAGTTGTATAAACCCCCTACCCCTATATGTGAAACCATCGTTTAATGTATCGTTACCCATACGACCACCATATATTTTATTTCCTATTTTTTGCTCGTTCTTAGCATATTGATTTGCTTCAGCTTCTGATTTAAAGTATTTTGGAAATATTTGTACCAATCGGCTTGCGCTATACTTTAAACTTTCAACTGAAACTCTGAATCCAGTTTCTTCGAACACTTGTCCTAAAAAGTGAGCTCTTTCTATTGGAGTTTTTCCAACCCCAAACTTTTTCATAGCTCTAACTAATTCATCAGGAACTTTTATATTTGTTTTATAATTTGGAATAGGTTCTACTTTTTCTTGATTTTTTGGGTTATCTTCAGGTGGTAAATTTTTTTCTACTTCCGCTGCACCTTCTTCAGCTTCTGCATCAATTCTTTCTTCTAATATAGCTTGTTCTTCTTCTGTTGGTGGTTCTGCATTATCAGGAACTTCTTCATATGCTGTTGCAGTTGCTTCATTTATATCCGAACCCTCCAACATAGCTTCTTCCGATGCGGCTTGTTGAGCTTCACTCATTACTATTTCTTCTTCTGGAATTTCTTCTATATCTTCTACATCAGTACCAGTAGATGCTGCTCCTCCCGGTCTAGAAGGTGCTACCATATACGATGTCCAATTTATTATACCAGGACCCGGAGTTCCAATTGGTGGATATAATGATACTGTATTTATAATACCACTTACAGTAGATAGATGTGCTGTTGCATATGATATAAAATCATCTACTATAAGGGCTGGATTTTTTGTAGGAGGTATTACTGACATATTATTATGATTTCATCATTTGAGCTCTATACTCTTTTGTAAATGTTTTAAATCCGTGATATTCCCAATGCCAAACTTCATCAGGCTTATTACCATCCGATAAAGTAGTTGGGTTATAAAATCCAAATTTAGGTGCAGTTGCTGCAAAATATTTATACAATTTATTATTTTTTCTAACTTCGGCATTTACATCGGCCTTTATACTACCACCAACCGCACGATATAATTCACGTATATCAACAGCTATGCCAAATCCGTGATTAGACCAACCAGGAACTGCAGCCTTACCAGCTTCAAGTTCATTCCAACATTTTACCTGTCCTTCATAATCTCTATACCAACTTGATACAGTAAATTGAACATTATCTTTTTTAGCTTGTGCTATAAATTTACCAAAGAAAACAGCCGCTTCAGGATGTAAGTTACCAGAGCCATAACTACCAGCATTAACCCTCCCTAATGCACTAGCAGGAACTCCACCACCATTACCATCATGTTTCTTTGCTCCCTTTCTTAGTATCTTACTTCTATCTACAACGTATTTTTCAAATCCAGGTGGTACTCCACTTTTTCCTATATTAGTTACTTTTTTTGCACCAGAAACATCAGCTTCTACTTCACTTTTTTTCTCAGGTTGATTTGGCTTTTTACTAGTTTCTTCTTCTATATTTATTTCGGAAGAAGTTTCATCATATGATATTTCCTCCGGTTCTTCTATAAGAGGTACTTCTTCTGTTGGTAATTCAGGTGTATCTTCTGGGTATGCTTCTACTTCAGCTTCTGCCTCTGTTACTTCTTTATCGGTTAATGGTTCATCTGCAAAGAATTCTTCAGCTTGTCCATTTTCCACATTATTTTCTTGTGCAGCATCATCCAACAATTCTTCAGGATCATTAAATCTTGCCTGCGCTGGTGATGATACCGGTGGTGCCCATTGTCCGGGATTTACTACTAAATTAGATGTAACTGAAACATTTGAAGTTGCTCCAGTTGC